TTTTTTTTTTTTTTTTTTTTTTTTTTAAAATAAAATAAGTTTAATAATACGTTCATCTCTGAAGTAACCCCGAATTATACCCCCGAGGTTACATGAATGCTGCTACTACCCCCGCCGCTGTTGTTCCAACATTAACTAAAGTATCCAAAGCTGTAGCTAATGGTATAGTTTTAATGATGTTTTCAGCACGTTGCATTAGTGCTTTATTTTCTGGTGGCCCTGTTTTAGCCATAGCATAAGTTGGTGAATATGCTTGTGGTGCATATTCAACACATGCTATTAGATCCAAAACGAAACTCTGTCCTGTTGTACCACCAGTAACGGCTATGACCGTCATATCCCATGAATCGTCAATACCTTGTACAACTGCCGACCTACCAGCTAGTGCTGGAGTAGGAGTTGACTGTTGGATTGAACTTGATGTCTGATCAGATGTATCGGATGCATTGGTGATATAGTTCATGGTAGTGTGTATTTTCCGAAATTCATAATCTGGTCCACTATGACGCAACAATCCACGAGCACCACAGCTCAATGGTCGATTGACAGTTTGCGACGATGAAAAATATGAACCCCAATTGTACATTAAGATGCAATTAATTTCTGTGCGAAACACTTGGTTTGCGCCTATATTAGTATTTGTCGGATCATTTGACGAATATATAGTCATCGATGTTGGGTTAGGCATTGGCGCTTCGGCACTGAAAGGTGCTGAAGATACTAATATATTACCAGAGTTTGTTAGAGATGTGCCTGTGTAGTACAATCTCCAACCTAAGGTAACAAATCGAAATTGTGCAGCATCAAAAACTGGTGCTACATTGTTAAATTGACCAGCAGTGGCGTCCCAAGTTAATGCTTGTTGCGACCACTCTGGCAAACATACTGGTATGTACAACTGTGGATTAGGTGAATTTTGTCCATGTGTGATACCATTAATAGCAAACGTCGTGTCAACACATTGTGCCAACACAGGCGATGGTAAAAATGGTGCTAGGAATAAATTAATTGTTCCTGATGATCCAAAAGTAAACGTAGTGGTCATACGATGATCAATGACCATTCTACGTACTCCCGAACCATCTGGTATCCCAGGTAGACGACCATTCGATTTAAATGGGTCTAATCGACACATGGTGTAGGCATCACGCGGTATTTGTGGCCTACGCATCTGTCTTGAATTGTTGTTTCGGTTGTTATTATTGTTGTTATTGTTTCTTCGTTTCGGAATAATATTAGGTCTATAACCATAGATGTTAATAGGATTACGCTGATTATATCTAGGTCTTTGGTAACCAGCTAATCCATTATTGGATCTTTTGGATATTTGAACACGGCTAATTTTATTCTGCAGCTGTTGTATTGCATTAACACGTCTCTGCTGCTTTGCTACGGTATTACGTTGAATAGGTATCATTTAGATATTTTTCAGAATTCCCGGAATATGGGTGTATAATATTCCGTACTGTGTATGTCTTCTTACGACTATTGCTGTTAAACCATTTTTCTATAACATACTGATTTTGAACTGAAATTCCGAATGCCATATAAAAGCTTAATCGCGCACTTTGTGTGATAGTATGATTATACTCTCGTCGTATAGTTTTGAAATACAACGTGTCATGTGGTTCTTTAATTGGTCTACTGGAAAAAGATCGCATATACTGGGCGATTGCCGTAAGTACTGGAACACCTGGGTTCACAGACCATTCACAATCACCAACTGCTCGCAACCAATCATAAAATTGATGTGGATTCTTGACCACAGTCTGACTTATACAAGTCAACCCGCGAGTTAACATACGTTTTGGATTGCGTACCATAACATATCCATTTATGGTCCAAACTGGTCGACATTGACAAAACTCGACATGTTCGAACTCAAAGGCAAAAGAATACACCGTTACCCATGGATATGTTTTATTCTTAGCATGTTCTTCCATACGATCTTTAATTACCTGTAGATGTTCACGATTAAAGATAATCACTGAGTCATCACCCAGTACCTTTTCTCTAAATTCCACTCCACGCATCAAATGGCAAATGAGTGCTTCATTACAAGTGGTGTTGCCATCACTCGTATCAGGATCGCCACTCAT